GTTCATCACGTCTCCATCGGTCCCGTCTATGGCAATATCCCTGCCATCGACAGATTGAGTAAGTCTTCCCGGTGCACATTGTTTTAGCAACTTGCCATTCTTAAACACTCCAAGACGCAGATGTGACGCCAACGAGCGAAGTTTCGATGTGTTCCCAAATGTAACCTGTGCATCCGGGTCTGCACTCCCGTTTACTCTTGCGAATCCACATGCGCCCAAGGCTTCCAGCTCATTTGCCAGTGCTTCGATAGCGGTTGCATTGGCTTCCTCGGCTGCTTGTGCACGTTTTGTTTCGTCAAGAATTCGCTTATTCAATTCGGTTAACTCTTCCGTAAGGTTTTTACGCGTAGTCGGATGTACCACCGCATCAGTGGTTGTAGCAGGGTAAATAGTCTGCTCGCCTTTGGTAAGTTTATGAATTTTAGCCATATAATTCTTATTTTAATTCGTAAATATATTTTTATCGGTTCCCGATAAAAGGAAACCACTCAATACATCTTCGTATTCTTTATCAGAAATAGGAAAGGAAGAAAGCATCTCATTCTGCACATCCTTTACCACAGAGTCCTTTAATTTGGTACGCTGCTCCTCTGTCATGGATTCCCATGTCATTGGGTCTCCCTTATCGCCTTTCTGGTAGTTTGGATAAACGTCAATTGTACCTGTACTGTCATCAGACTTGCCATTGACAAGAACGATGCCTGTAAACTCCATGGATACAAGGTTACAGATACCATCAGCAAAATCAGCATCAGTAAGGTAATACTCGCGTCTGACCGTCAGGTTGCCCGGACGCATGCCATGATTATCAAACACAACCAGCAGGCTGCCATCATCCAGCCTGCGACAGCTCTTGTAGTCGTGTCCGTCGAAAGAGGCTACAACGGGTTTTGACAATGCTGTCTGATAAGTAAACCGGAAAGGAGTTTTCAGGTCTCCATTCAGGTTTTTCTCTATGATTTTAAAATCGGACTGATAATTTATTCTCATAACTATAATATTGATGTTACATCGTCAATTTCCACGGCAGACAGATACTTCTTATCAGCGTCTACGGTTTTCTGATAAGGTGTTAAATCAGGTGCCACGTATCTTTTCAACGCATCGGTAGATAATCTTCCGTTTGTATTCCCTTCCTGAAAGGGTATGTTCTCCTTACCGTTCAGTGTTGTCCGTGCGTCAAGCTCGTTAATCGTTTTTCCTGCCATAAGTATTTGTTTTACATTATAAACATTCTGCCAATCTCCGCCAATACGGTGATGCCATTAACCTTGATTTCCCCGTCTTCATTCCTGCCGATTGCAAACTCCTTATCCGAGGGGATAACTTCCGCAATGGAAACCAAATCATCGTCTGTGAGTGCCCTTTCGCTGACTGTATAGTCATTGTCTGCCGAAGCGCATTCTCTTGCCTCTTCGAACTCACGCATCAGTGTTTTTTTCATATCAACATAAGAGAGGTATTCCTCACTCTGCTTAATCGACTCAAGCTCCTGTTTTTCTTCGCTGCTTATGTTTTCTTTCTTCTCCAGCTCAGTCACGCGGGGGAAGGCTTGGGCGTCATAGCCTTCGGGCTTCAGCTTGGCATAGATACCGCGCATATCCTCGTTAAAGCTCTCCATTGCCCTTTCGTAAGCTACGAGATTCAAGATAATCTTCACTTTCGTTTTATTGGCAAGTGGCGCACCCTCATCCGATTTCAGAGGCACGAGTTGTAAAAAACTCATTTTTCTGATGATTTCGTTGATTTTCATTTTGCACCTCCTTCCTTGGGAATGGAAGACAATATGCTTCTAAGCATACTCTCTATATCTTCGATGGGAGCTTTCATGCCTACTGTCATGGTAAACCCTGTGGGCATGATAGAGGCTGTGCCGACATAAGCATCTCCATCCAATACGATATATTGGATATCATTGGTTGTGTTGTTTGAGACTTCACCGTTTTCATAAAGCCTTGTAATACTTTCTTTTTTTCTTATCAGTTCCATATCTTATAATTTAATGATTAGTATATTATGGGTTAGGGTTCAAAGCCAAAGGATAAGCCTTCTTCGTGTACTTTCCGTTGGATAGTGTAACATATACATAGTACTCTTGCAAGAAATTCATCAAATCAAATTGACCCGATATCACAACCGGATTGTCCAGAGTCAAATCCTTGTCTCCTAAAGATTTTTGCTGCTCACCTGCCTGGAACGGGTCGGTCACGTCACTCGTTATGAATCGCAGACTAATCCAATTGTTGCGAAGTGTCATATTGCCATTGGTAGCCTTTAACTTGAGTTCCCACTTGACAGCCGTATTCAGACCTGTCATTGGATGCGTCACATACTCTGCATTCAGATTGATTACCAAACCACCCGCTTCTTCTTCCGATACATACTTAACCCTGCCGGGAGAGCAGTTCATAACGGGCAGGAACAAGTTAACCGAATCCAAGTCATAGATGCTATCAATCTTATTCATGCAGAGAAACGGATATACATCATAATATTGACCTAGTGTCAGACCCCTGGCAGGCATTTCCAATGACACACCCGGCTTCACGTTCGCCAGTTTCCTTACGATTCTGTTGGACGAGTCAACCAACATCGCCCCAAACCACCATGTTTCAAGGTTAGTCCCGAAATCTATATCGGACAACGTTATAGAGCCGGGTCCTGACTTGTCCACATCGGTAATGTTGATTCCAACCGAACATGATATGGTTCCGGATTGGGATACTTTGGAATCGCACTGAAATGCGAATATGGGTGCCCATGCATTATGCTTGTACAACAGAAAATCAGCCAGCCTATACGGACTCCCACTTCCTCCCCAAGGTCTCTCATAGGTATATCCGTTCATCTTGTCTTCCGTATACAGCTTGGGGATTTCCTCATAAGACGCTACAGGGGGCGGCTTAATGCCGCAATTCTTCATCGAGCCTTTCCACCAAGCCCCTTCACCGTCAGACGGCATGCTCCTGTCAGGAGCAGCAGAGGCAATATGGACAGGCTTGCATCTTGACCACATATTAATCTCATGGCTCGTGCACAACCCGCTCACATTCGTTGCAGACGTTCCAAGAACGGCAGCAACGTCACTCCTCAGATTGACAGGAGACGTAATTACGTTATTCGAGTTAGCCATATCAGTAGAGCAGTAACAGGGTTATATAAGTCGAGATAAAGGCACACATCTCCATCCAAAACACAGGCTTCCTGAACTTAAGGCATGCCAATACGATTACACCGCCAAGGAAGGTTATAAGAGGGACGTACCAAAAACTCATCAACACTTGCCATACAAGAGAGGCAAGCGCGCAGATTCCCGCGCTTACATAATGGATATTGCGGTTATAGTCCTCCTTGAACAAGGGAGCCGAGCCGACAAACGCCAATGATGCACTTGCGATGAACGCCAGGAATTGGTATTCTTCCTTGCTGGCTTCGATAAACGATGCAATCAGCAGGGAAGATTCGACAAGACAGAAGAGCGTGAACAGCCAACCCCTCTTTCCAAGCCGATAGTATGTGTCACTGATACTTGCAGGGATGCCATACATCCCGACTGTATATCCGATATAGGATACAAACAGAATAATCGAAACAATCAATAATGTAACCATAGTTTTTAATTTATAAATTTACGTTTCAAATCATCAATCTCTTTGTGCAGCTCAATTATCTGAGCCTGCAATACTGCCGTATATTGGGCATAGTTCACGGACAGGTAGTGTTCTTTCGAGCTGCCTTTAGACACAAGCTCAGGATACAATTCTATCATGTCCTGTGCGATAAACCCTATGCTTTCCTTCCCATCCTTGATATAGCTGACAGGGGTGATGAACCCTCTGTTCCGTAGCGGTTTTATACTTGATTTTAAGCGGGCGTCCGAATAAGCGGTAATCTCACCGCTTGCAAGGAACGAACCCTGGACAACCGCCCTGTTATTAGAAGCCTCGAGTTCCAATCTAATCCCCGGGCTGTTACCCCCATCATCATTAGACACTGCTATCAGCATGGTTCCCCATGTGTCGTAATTAGGACGATACGTGCCAATGGTGTATCTTGTCTGCCATCCAACACCGTCCAGTGTATCCTTCCAACTAAGAATCGGTCTACAGGAGTCGTGCATCATCAAGGACAATTGGTTAGCCCTGAATACGGCATTGTCCGGATTGAAGTATATCGGCCATTGTAATTGCCAACGGTCTGTCATCGTGCTTGCGAATGATGCTCTGCATTGAAGATTATTGTAACAATAGAGATTCGTGATATTAACAATACCGTCCGACTGGAACTGAGCTACACGCCCTGCCGAAGTGTAGAATGCGATACCGTAATATCCCGACATGTGCACAAAATTGTCATTCCCTGCAAAGGATAAACCAATCCAAGGACTACCCCCATCGTGAGCATTATCAGGCTCACTACCAATTATGGTGCACCCAACCTTATTCGCCCAAACAGTACTCCACATATTGCTATTCCATCCGCCGCCAAGGCTCTTGCTTCCCGATGTGGGAATCAGCCCATCAGAACCGAAACTGTAACCGAATCCCGAACCATTAAGGGATATTTTTTTACTTCCGTAGATAGTCAAGGAATCATCAGACGCCTCCTTCAAGTATACGTAATCACCGTCACCGAAGTTTATTTTGTTACCAAAATTCCCGGCTTTGTTCAGGACTATATTATTAGTGGTCGTAGTTCCGTTTATCGCAAGGTTGCCTGTTATCGTCCCGCCTGTTAAAGGCAGGTACTTCCCTGTTATAATATCATCCTCCAATTGGGACAGTTTTGTCGGGTACGCAGGAAGAGATATCACCCCATTGGATACATTATAAGGAGTCGTGCCCAGTTTTACCTGCTTGGCATATACACTGCCCAAGTCCGGTATGTGGGAAAAATGGATTCTCTTGGACGTGTCAGACTTGGCAAGCTCATCCCACATGGCATCTATATCCAAACCGCCACCGCCTTTTTTATTCGTCCACTTGTTTTTGATTGAGTCGTAGGTCAATACCTGTCCTTCCGATAGAGGAGTAACCAGGTCTACATCGTCCAGCATGCCCAATGAGGTTGCACCACTTCCACCACCGGTTGTCGAACCGAACGCAGCAAGGTCACCCGTAGCGTAGAAATTAACCATAGACCCATCATCCTTCTCTACATATACGGCATTATTGGTCGCGTCATATTTCAGCAGAGCATTACCGATTTGGACAGAATTGATGGCTTTTATATGAGTGAACGGATATTGAGGTTCCAATATATATTTGAATTCTGCCGAGCGCAAGAACTTAAATGCCGACAGTAATACACCGACCGTTTCCTCACCGACAAAGAATGACAACGGGTCTGCATGGAGTGTACCATCTTCTTCCCACCAAAGTGCACCGTTGGCAAAATAACCCGTACCGTCAAAGCGCACAAGACCTTTGGCAACGTTTTCCGGCACGCTGCTTTCCGGGTAATCGAATTTGTCCAGCATGGAACCTCCCCACCAGGAAGCAATACCTCCGCCACGCTTGTCGGATTGGTGTACACCGTTCGTACCGCTCATTATCTTGAAACCGCTTTCCGAGGTGTATCCTAAAGCTAACAATGAGGATTGAATAAGACCACCCTCAATATTGGTATATTCCTTAAGTGCTTTCGTCAGATAGGATATATCTCCTATATTCTTCGATATTTCCTTGATGGATTCGTTAAGCTTGCCCTGTATATAATTGTTCGCGGCATTGACATTGGCAATAAAATCACCGTACTTCAAGTTGAACGCTGAATACTTGCCATCCACCATAGCCACTTCGGTCGCTGTGGTCTTACCGTCCTGAATCACACCGTTAATGGTGTTTATAAGCTCCTGTGCCGAGCTATTGAACAAGCGGTACGCGGTTTCCAACTCCGTCTTTACCACGCCTTCATCAAGAAGCTCATTCTCTATAATCTTATTATAGGATTCTGTTACATCGTTTTTGATGGAATCAATATTATTCAGGTATTTTTTAATCGCAGCCGCTTCCCCTCTGTCTACGATACCATCATTGAATGCTTCATCGGTAAAGTCCTTCATTGAACTTACAGTACTGTCCAGCTTTTCAGCCGCTTTCTTCGTTTCTTCGGCTATTTTCTTTGCTTCTTGCGCCAAAGTGTCATCAGTGTATTTTGATGCAAGCTCCCAATGGGAGATACTAAATGCTTCCCCTGCCTTTTTTGAAGTGTTCGCTCTGAGCATATCGTCCTTGTAAGTGCTACCATAGGTCGCATTTACCCACATATCACCTATGTCGTATGCGTCCGAATTCTGCGGTTGTCTCACAAAGATGCGTCTTTTCCCATCTGCGGTATCCTGTGCTTTTTGAGCGTTTTCCAAAGCCTTGACAATATCCGTATCGGTAATGGCATTCCAATACCATCCCTTTTCTTGTTCATATTGGAACCGGTATGCTTTTCCCTCCTTGCTGTAATAGAGGTCTCCCAAATGATTGTTCTTCTTCTCATCTGTATCCCAATCGGATGCGGGAAGATTTTCAAGGGTGGGCACAGGGTCGTAAAACCATGTTTCTATCGCACCGTCAACCTGATTCTGGATATTATCTATTTCCTGCTTGATGTACTCTTTCAGAGGGTCTAAATCCTCAATGTACTTTTCAGATGCTTTTTTGAGAGCATCTTCGATGGTGTCTCCATTGCCGATGGTAGTACCGACCGACAGCTTCCCTTTCAATTCCACGCCTTCACCTTGGGTGAACTTAACAAAGCTGTTACCATCACGGTCCCCAATATACGCATCACCGTATACATGGAAAAACGCCTTGTTGTTAGTTTTGTCTACGCCATACTCAACATACTCCTTGTTCAAGTAGGAGTAGGAGTCTATACCGTGATACAGAGTAACACTCGGGCTGAACACATCGGTAGAAGAGAAAACAATGGCATTCTGTGCGTCAATATTGCTTTCATCCGTCACGTCCTTGTTGTCAATGCCTTTCCATTTGATTCGTGCACCAAGGTGGGCTACAGTATCACCCTTTGCCGGAATATCACTGCCTGTGTCGCAATCCGCCATGCTGAGGTCAATATAGTGCAATTTGTATATGCCGACATTGATAGGCTCTTTGCTTGCCCCTACACATAAACGCCAATAATAATGGTTCGCTACCTGTTGGTATTCTCCCGGTTTTTGTATGTTGAAGTTTTTGCTCTGTATCTGGAAGCCTGCACGGAAGCGGTTCTCCACTTCCACACCGTCCTGCTCGGCAAGGAAGAAACATCTGTACACGCCTTCGGGGACGCCATTGTCTACCGTTTCTTTATCCATCAATTGGAGTTCACTGCCATCTGCAAGCAATATAGGATTCCCGTCTGCCATTGAAAGTATGGGCGTTTGTTCAATGGTGCCCTTGGTCCAAACATCAATAAGCGTAACAGCACCACCCGGAGTTAGAAGTATCTTTCCACCTACAGAATTTACATCTTGTATCTCCAATGATTCGAAATAGGCTTTCATGCGGACTTTCAGTTTATCAACCTCCGCATAGGTTTGACCTGTTTCCTTATCAACCATTATGATACCACCTGTACTACCACTGACAAATTTTCCTATTTCAAAAGCTTTGTCAGAGGATAACTTGTGCGGGGTACGGTCATCTTGTGTTTTACTGAGAAAATGTCGAGAGACTTTTGCTAAGATATCAGTAGTAGAAATACTATTCCCTCCCAATGTATTACCTATGATATCGCCTGCAATTTCTGTAATAGTACTTCGTAATGCAGAAACATTTGCAGATAATTTGTCTGTTAATTCAACAGATATGTCATATAAGCAATTTTTGTCCGCTTTACAAGTAAATGAATTTACATACATAAGATACTCATGTTCGTTGTATTTTATATACATGCGAACATTCTCATTTAGTAATTCTGCTAATTGAATATTGTCTGCAAGAAATACTCTGGAAAAATTGACGGAGAATGTGAATTTTTCGTCATTATTCTCTGACATATACTTTATCAATGCTTCATCCAATCTCTTCTCAGCAGCGAGTACAAGGGACTTAGGCATCTTAATGCCTGTAATCACAAATTTATCCCCGACAGAAGGCTTATAGTTATTGGTGGCATTAGGCATAACAATTCCGAAAGTGGTATTGTCCTTTTTTACTGCAATCCAAACTTCATTTGTAGAAGTGTTTTGTTGGCTTTCTACATATTGGGATGGTTGTGAAGTAACCTTCTGCTCAAAATCTCCTGCCGGTAAGTTCCCGGAAGAATCCACCAATACAGGGTTGAATGCCCTTCCCGGTTCATTGTCCTTATAGGTAACTCCTATTTCAAACTCGCAAGCAGCGCAATTACCCGTAGTCATATTGATTACAGCCGTACCACCCTCCAAACCCTGTTCGAACAGGTTAAAGCCGTAATCTCCATTATATATATGTAATTTTATGTAGAAATAAGAATGTACATACTCATCTGTATCATTGAATATATTATTCCCTTCTCCGGTTCCGAGTTCGTCACTATCATTAGCATCAAAAGCAATATCCGCAATCTCACCAAATAACTGTCCCGAAGCGTTTGTCACATTTTCTATGGTAGGCTTTATATCGCTGAAATCTACCTTTATCTCTTTTATCTTCTTAGAAGAAAATGTATTTTTGAAAGAGTAGTAATCATTTGTGCCAGGTATCTTATACGTGTCGTTAAGCGCATTGTAGAATCTTTCCGCTCCATTTGTTTGTCTGTAAATGGAAGGCATAAGGTTTTGTGTACGTTCTATAGTACCTTTTTCATCATCATTCGGATAGTAGAAAGGGATATTATCAGAGCTACCAACACCAGTAACGCGATTGACAATTTTATAATTGGCGTTTGTCTTTTTTATTGATACAAGCCCTTTCTTATACTCGAAGGGAGTAGAAATTACATTCTCTGTATATCCTATGTGACAAACCTTACCTACAAAGTAATAAGGAAGTTCGTATATGGTATATATGGATTGTAACGCTTCTGCAAGATACACATTGTCAAGTGAAACAAGTTTGGAATCGGAAGTAATATCATCATCTATGACTACCGAATATCCGATACCCGATTTTGCCATTGAAGCGTTAAGGCGACCTACAAACTCGTTTATGTCTCCCATGAACTTCACAGAAGTAGAGTTGGAATGATAAGTATCTGTTCCAGTTGTCACCACATCCGTGAAATACACGTTCTCCAATACGATACGTTCTGAAACGAACTGGAGTTCATGCTTATACATAATGCTCTTGTTGTCCTTTGAAGATGTAGGGGTTTGGTCGACATAGTATCTCTCACCTCTGAACTCCACAAATTCCTCTCCAGTCCACTCTTCATCCAAGCAAGACGGATAGTTGAGCGTGGCGGTAAGCGTAGGAGTGCCGGCCATGCGCTGTGCCGTGTAAGTGTATTCACCCAGCTTTGCAGACATGGTTTCGTTGGGAAATTTGACTTTTTCCCCATGTGTATCCAGCTTGTATATGTATAGGCTCTGTTTCTCCATTACTTGTGTTGTTTGTTTTCTCTGAATTCTTCGTATATATTTGGAAACTTATGCAGGACATATTCGATGAACATATAAATGTGATGGTACAGATCTCTATTCTCACCATCATACATAATATCAAGTCGATTAACGTCTTGTATCTTCATGAATAGATTGAAAATTGCGTTATCTGTTTCATCAATTCGCTCTTGCATTTTGGTAATCTCTTTAATGAAGTTGGCATCTATGTTTATCACTTGTTTATTCATTATTACCTCCTTCCTGCTTGTTCGTTTTGTTGGCTTGCTGTTGGGCAATCACCTTTTCTTCTGCTTCCTTAACTTCCTTAGTCACTCGTTGCTCCTCATCGGGTGTGCTCTCCGTGTTCTTTTCAATAGCCGTTTTCGTGGAGAGAATACCAGCCTGTTTCATTGAGATAAGCATGTTGTTATACTCAGTTGCGCTGAACGGCTGCCATATCTTGAACTTACAGCTGACACGAAGTTTGTCAAATTCTGTAATGGCATTTACGTTCTCGCCTTTTTTTACCAATTCTTTGGCTAATCCCTCCTTGAACAGGCGCATCATCTTGTCTGCAAAATTCTGCCACTCGATAACCCCTTGCTGGGCATTCTTCAAATCTAAATCACGGGTCAGCGTAATAGCCAGTCCGCTTATGTCACCACTTGACTTGACATCTTTAGGCAAAAGAAATGTGCATGAGGTGTTTATCTGTATCTTCTCGAACAAATCTTGCAGACTGTCAAGCATACCTTGCGGACTGGGCGGTGCTTTGAACTCTGCACTTCCGTTACCGTCCATTGACTTGTCTTGCAAAATGATACTCCCTGCAAGTTTCTTTGTCGTTTCTGACAGATTGCCTTTAATATACAGAATGCCCCAGCCGTTCCGTTTCTGAATGACAAAGAAGATGTTGTAGATAATCTCGTAAATCTCGATAAGACTCTGTCCGTTGTTCCACGCCACATTACCGCGTTTGGTACACAATGGTATCTCACTGAAACCGTGCTCTACCGGGTTTTCCCTTATCCAGCCATCTTCATCTGCTCCATCGCCCGAATTACGCATACGATACATATACTTGTCGTCATAGCTGTCTATGTATTCCACACCATCCGCATCGGCATAGTAAACACTTTCAAGAAGTCTGTCACCGTTGTTGTCATTATGGGATATGATAACATAACCGTCCTCATAGCTTATCAGGCGGCATTTGATACGTCCTTGATAGTCATAGTAGAATAAAAGTCCTGCATCTCCCGTAGCAAGCTGCGTGCGGACTGCTTTTGTGCGCCATCCGTCCATATTTCTGTCAACCCAATACTCTTTGATAGTGGAATAATTTCCCTTGTCCCTTTCAGGTGGATTTCCACCTCTCAAAGACAACACGCAGGGATTACCGCACAAATAGATAACGTGACTTGCAAGTATCTGCTCTTGGAGAGCCAATGCAGTTCGTTGGAACTTTATTTCTTGATAACCTCCGTTCTCCAACTTCACGCAAATGCTTGGAAGATTATTGTCAAACAGAACATCATGGCTCATTGGGTCAAGTTCCTTCAAAAATCTTGCCTGTGTGACAATTGTTTTTTTGACCTTCGGAATACATGCTGTCCGTGTTTCTGTAACGGTTGCGGTTTGCCCTTCGGAATAATCGTTAATGGAAGGAGTATCGCTGCCTCTGAAAAACGGCTTCTTCTGTAACAGAGCATTTATGTTCCGTAATAAATATAACTTCTTCTCTTCCCGTGTCATTTGTCCGCATCAATTAGGTTGTAATACTTCATACATGCTTCCTTGCTCGGCATGGCAGAACACTCTCTCGAAGTCCATTTACAGATGATGTCATGTTTCTGCGGAACAACAATAATTCTTCGTTGTCCTTCTTCTTCCTCAATGTTGAACTTGTCGTTTAGCTTTACACGTGCATCCAATACGACCTTACTTGCTTTGATAAAAGTGTCTGAATCTCCACTTGCTTTCGCGTCGTCAGCAATCTGTTTCATCTCCGATATTTCTTTCAGTAACGCTTCTCGGTTCTCATCTTTAGATATGGTAGTGATAGCACCGATGCCGAAAGGTTTCAGTTTCTCGGCAAGCGTGGATAACACCTTGTTTGAAGGCTTTTCATCTTCTTGGTAAGCAACCTTGGCAGCAAGGTCCTTATCCACAAAAGAATCGCACATCACCAAATAGGCAACGTCTCTTAATCTTGCTTCAATTCCTTCTGTTTTAAGGGAATTGATAATATCCTTTATGTCGTTATAGCTTATCATATCCTAATACCATAAATGTTCATCGTAAATACTTCCTTCTGTCTGTGTATGGCTCGCTTGTTTGGTTTCTTCCTCGTGATTGTAATACCCTGCTTGAATTTCATTCCCGTATTCGATGTTAGCGCACGGTAACATCCTCATTCCGCATGGGTCCAACAAGTCCATAGACCTGCCTTTCCCTAACATTTGGTTCATCTTCTTCTTGTTCCAAAGCCGCTTCTTTCCACTCTGCATATCGTCAAATCGCACAACGGAACATTCTTCCATAAACTCGTTCTCAATCGTCACTTTATATTTCAAGTTTTGATGAGTGTAAGTCTGAACGGCAAGTTTATCGTCAACTGTCAAGTTGCCTTCCTCTATCATCTTGCATAATCTGATATAGCACATATCCTTGACTGTCATTGCGGTAAGTTGGTAAAGCCCGAAAGGTTTATTTTGCGAGATATAAGGTACTGCATCGGGAATGTAATCATTGAAGTACCTTCCGGCAGTCGCGTCAAAAATGATATGGCTTTCGGCTGTTCCATGCTCAAATGCAAATGTCTTCACTGCCATAGCGTTTTCTCTCGGAGTGGACTTGCTAAGAATGAGAATGTCGTATGCGTGAAATCCATCCCATGCCAGAGCCACGAGATTATCCGTACCGTAATCCGCCAAATCCACGGTAATCCATTTGTCACCGTTTACGGCAGGGTTGTTGTTGAACACGCCTTGTGCGGAAGTGGAAGGGATAGGTATCTTTTCGTCAGAATCTGGGTCTGCATTATAGTTTACACCGATAAGCCCAGCAGCAGAGCGTGTACCAGAAGCGGCAACTGAACCAACGTACCCTGCATTGCCTTCCATTAGAGCTTCATTTTCATCAACTGTGCCCTCGTATAAGGTAAACGATTTGATAAAGTCTTGATATTTTGCTTTACCTTTCAAGTCTTTAATCAAACTGTCTATCTGTATCTTGCACTTAGCGTAAACTTCTTCTTTTGAATCTCCCCAAATCACATCATCAACGGTAGACCCAGCAACAAAAAAGAATCTGACTTTTCCTATTCTATCAGGGATACCCTTCCCGTCAATTCCAACATACCAATCTATGAATCTTCTCGTCCAATGGGTGCGTTTAGGATTGAATGTCGCACGGAATTTCCCCGTAAATGTTTTGTTTTTTCCACGATTACGGGATTGAATGTACGTAAATACCTCCCAAGGCATTTCGGTAAGCTCATCAATGGCAATCGCATCGTACTGCCATCCTTTCGCACGCTCCCTCATTCTGTCTATATTCGTTGGGTCTATATAAGTCAAATCGCAGTACGCTCCACTTTGAAATGATATACGTGGCGTGTCTGCCTCTTTAACTTTTACATATTCCCCGAATATGTCCTTGAATGTATCAACAAATCCTCCTCCTGCTTTTTGGTTCCCAAGGCTTCTACGACTTATTAAGCATCTAAAATCAGGGTCAAGCATTAACGGTTCAGCGAATCCAAGAACAAGAGAGTATGACTTCCCGTTTCCGACCCCGCCGGCACCGAAACATATATCCACGTTCGTTGAAGCAAAGTAGGTTTGGAAACCTGGGAAAGGCTTCTTCACTATCGCATTATGTACTTCTTGCTCTTTCATCAAAAGCAAAAATAGCTCTTAATAACAAGGTAATATATACTTAAATCAATGTCTATTTATCATAGTGATAAATACAGTGATTTTTTTATAGTTATACATTTTTATTAAAGCATTACTTTCGCATATAATCATTATAAAATATATAGTGTATGAAGTTTACGAAAGAACAGTTTTCAGAAGCACTGAAAGCAAAACTCACCAACAACGGCAAGAAAAACTTGGCTATGAGTGAGAGAAGTTTCAATGAGGAAGTAGAAGACATCTACGCCGATTTGGAAGAGAGTGGTAACAACGAAGAATTGGAGTTGGCAGATGCCGTAGGCAAAAAGATTAAACGCTTGGAACGTATCGACAACAATGTACGCAACGACAATTCAAAGTTTGTAAAGGAGTGGGAAAAGAATCATCCCCAAAAGAATGACGGAGACGGTAACGGAGATGGCAATGACGATGGTGGAAACAAGTCTGAATTGCAGAAGATGCAGGAACAGATTAATTCCTTGCTCAAACGTGAGGAAGAGAACAATAAGGCTAAAGCAGTCTCCGAAAAACGCAGCCAGCTAAAATCAGCCTTGAAAGGGAAAGACGTGAAAAATGAAGACTGGATTAACGACCAGCTTGAACTGATTCACATTGATTCTGAAACTGACGTTGACGCTCTTACAGAAAGACTGGTCAAGAGCTACAATAAGTTTAATGCTAACACTCCACCTTACATCACTCCGGGCGGCACGGGAGGCGGTAAGGAAAAGACCGATGACTTTGCCGATGTGGTTGCTGTCGTAAGGAAGCAGTCGCACAGAGAAGAAAAATAATAATCATTTAAACCAAAAAGAAAATGTCAGATTTCTATCAGCAAATCCTATTGAACAGTGGCTACCTTCCCGGTAGAACATTGGTTCAGGCTCGCGGAAGCATTGGTGGTCATCGCTATGTCTTCGTGAAGCTACAGATGAGCGGGAAAGACGCACTTGTATTTCCTACCAGTGGTGGAATTGTTAAAAACCCATTCAAAGGTAATGCAAGAGCTTTTGCTGGAACGCTCGCTGAATATATTCCCAGTAATGGTTCTAATGGAAGCGAAATACGCATCTTAAAATCGTATGCAGTTGCAAAAGCTACATCAGAATCATCTGATACGGTTATTTACTTGAAAAGAGACGGGTATTCCCTCATTCCGTTTGTAGGGGACGTTCTCATGGTTGCTCCTACCACATTGGTAGGGAAAGGAACAGCAGTAACAGTCACAGCCGTTGAAAAAACGACTGACGGAACGGCTGGCGATGTTTGGAAAGTTACATTGAGCACAACCCTCGGAGCATTAACAACTTCATCTGTTCTTGTTGAAGCGAAAGAAGCAGGTTCTGGTAAAGAAGCTATGGTTACTAATCCTAACTCATATCTTCCCTGCGACTTTGATTTTGTTTTTGACCCGGCTGCATCCGAAGATGATTTCGATGGTGCAAGATACCTTATCACTCCTGCATTGGCATTAGGAGATGTATTCCTCTACGAAGACCGTATGCAACCTCTTTCGGCTGCATTAAAAGCTTTGAACAAGAGCAAGGTTAAGGGTTGGTTTAACATTTAAAATTGACGAAACTATGCCTAAATTTGATTTTAATAACAGCAGATATGCAAGATTCTTTTCAGACAAGACCAATCAACGTTTCTTGCAATCCTTTGTCAATACAGAAGGTCTGCTATACACTAATTATGGTTGGTACAAGACTCAAGGTGTAAAAGCTGGTGCTCCCACACCTACCGCTCCTAATGGCATCGCTACTTTTTCTGTGAAAGGACGTGACTTGAAAGCCGCTCCTTTAATGGATTTGCGTGCACCTCTTGGTGACAGTAATCAAATGGATAAGGACGGTCTGCACTGGTACACCGCATCCATCCCTGATTTTATCGCTCCCGGTTTCGTTGAAACAGCTATGGAACGTGAAGCAAAAGAACAACAGTTTGAGTTGTTTGGAAACGATGCCGATTTGGTAGCCGCTTGGGTACATACATTACAGTCCCAACTTGATAGTGCGGACGCAACCATGAACTTCATGACTGCACAGTTAATGTCTAAAGGTCATATTGACTACCGAAATATCGCACGTGGCGTTCAAGCTCCGTTGCATAAGGCTGATATACCAACAGAGAACTTTACTAAAGCTGGCACAGTAGTTTGGACAGACGAAAAATGTAAGATTCTCAGTCAAATGGCGGAAAAGGAGAAAAAATATCGTGAAGAATGGGGGTATGAAGGTGCAATGGTATGGCAGGTTACACGCAAGATGTTTTACGAAGTAATGCTGCAAAATGCCGAAGTTAAGGAATTGATTGAAAGTTTCAAGAAAAATCCTTTAGCTTACATCGCAACAACCGCTACTGCACCTACTACACGAGAGTTGTTCTTAGCTGCTTTCCGTGATTATCCCGGTGTATCTCCAATTGAAATTGTTGAAGAACGTGAGCGTAATCTTACCAATACCGGAGACACATTCGTACAAGGTTGGGACGATAAGATTGCTGTTCTCCGCCCTGCCGGATATGCTTGTGAGTTTGAATACACCAATAACCTAGACAAACAGATGTTTGATAAGTATGGTTCAAGCGTAATAACCAAGATTTTTGCTCAGGCTAACGATGGTCTCTGCACGATTGTGAATACAACAACAAACAACGGGCTGTATAAGGAATGGCATACTGATGTAATGATGTCAGCTTGTCCTGCACTGAAAACATTCCGTAATCACGTAATTGTAGACACAAGTCAGGCAGACGATTAAATGTACAATACATTGCGTAGTAGTTATGGAAAAATCATTTGACCCGATAGCATACCTCAATGGGCTTACGAGATTTGTCTTTGAAGATGATGCGCTTGAAAATATCGCATACGAAAACGGTTTGATGTTTATTTCAGACCGTTCTGAAATAGATGAATGCACTAAAGACCATTGCCTTATCGCACTGTACGAACTTGTCATTAGCGGTCCGTGGTCTGTGGCTTCATCATCACTCCAACATGGCAGTTACAGACAGGACATAGGTAGTGAGACGGTAACGGCTGCCATAATCCAAAACTTGAAAGACCGTCTGAAAGCACTGTACAAAAAGTATGGTGAAGAAGAAGCGTTGAAAAGCATGGATTCGGGTAGTATGAGTTGGGTCAATGAAAATTCATTAGATGTATAGTTTATGCGTCTCAAAAGAAAAGCAATAGCAGAATACCCGTTTCATGGCACATTCTACACCGTGATAACGAATAAGCCGGAAGACGGGAACCTTCTCGGTGACGGTGACATGCTTGGGAATGAAAAGACGGATAGTTCTCCCGAAGTCCCCACTACGGGAGAGACCATCCTTCTTGAAACTGAATGTGACATACAGCAGGCTGCAAAGCTGATTAACTCCGGTACTATCATGGCTGACTATAAAGTATTTTTCCCGTGCAAAGTTGGTGAGAAGCTACCTATACGTTTCAATACCAATTTTAAATGCGAGAATTATGCAATACCAATCCAAGGCAGGGTTATAGGGCTTGAATATAGTCAACTTGGTGCTTGCTCGGTTGACATAAAAATGAGTGAAGTGTAAGATATGGCAAAGAAGGTTAAGACAGATTCATTGAATAAACTTATAAAGTTCTTATCGGAAGAAGCTGACAAAATAATTGCAGAAGAATTGAATAGGGTTACTTATAAAAATGATACAGACAACCTTCATGATAGCTACGGATGGGGAATATATGTTAATGGCAAACTATCCAAAAGCGGTTATCAAACGAAATACGCATTAGCCCCAAGAATTTGGGAGAGAGAACCGCTATACGGACGTGATGCGATAACGGATTTTCTTGAACGTAAATATAAGCCTCATGATGGAATTGACCTTGTGATAGTAGCCGCAATGCCATACGGACAAATATTACAGGAAAAGTACAAATATGAGGTAATCGCCATTGCTCAAAACCAACTCAAAGCATTAAGTAACAGAATTAAAGGTTCAACTTTTGGAATTATAAAGAACGGTAAATACTGATTATATGGATAGCAAATACAAGACAACATCAAAAGTGGAAAACTTTTTTTCCATGCTGCTGACAAAAGCGGCTATATCCGATAACCTGTTCATCGGGAATATGCCTGCCACTGTTGAAAGCAATTGGAAAGAAATGGTGCTTGTTGATGTCCTTTCCATGAAAGATTACGGAGCTTATGCCAAAGGTTCTGCCAACGTGTTCTTGTACGCAAAATCAGTTGACAGCCACGGTACGAAGCCCGTGAAGGAGCTGTACAAAATGGAACTTGCGCTTGACAAGGCTATTGAATCATGCAAAGACCCCCATTATGTGATTGATGTAAATTTCCGTGATGCAGATTATGACCAAAATAGGAACTACTACTACAACGTGATAAATATAGAAGTGACAATAAGGTAAACAGATTATTAACAGGATAACATTTTTTAATTATGGCAGTAAACAAGACTGGCGCAACAGCCAAAAAAAACATCAAGCCTTCTTACATTGTGGCAACTCTGTTCACTGGCTCTGAACAAGACGATGTGCCAAAGGGTGACTCTTATATCCTTGAAGATGTAGTTGAGGATACCACTTCAATCGCTCAAGACGATAACGATGTAAACGACATCGAGTGCGAAACTTCCGACAGCCCCATTCTTTCCATCGTGAAGCTTGGCAAATACCAGTTTACAGCTGAGGTTGCAGATACACAAAAAGACCTATTGGTCGCTCTCATGGGATTTACGGTAGGAACTACTGTCTCTACTAAATACTTTGCTCCGGCTCAATACAAGAAGTTGTATGCAAAGATTGACGTAGTGTTTGAGGAAGGAGAAACGATGACTGCATTTGTGGTTCCAAAAGTCCAACTTAACTCAAAAATAATGCTTGAATCTTTGAACTCTAATGTGGGTCGTATCAACCTTGCAGGAACAGCGTATGATGCAAATATCGCCGATGGAGAAAGAACTATCAGAACACCGTTTTATGTAGATTCAGCTTATACTTTACCCAAATAAAACTTGTTCATAATAGATAACTAGAGTGTTTACGGGCGGTAGGCTTATATGCCGCCGCCCTTCATGTTTATAATCATGGCAGTATATAGAGCAAAGAAAAAAGATACAGGACTAAAGACAAATGTTGTAACGGCTTGTACTCCTATATCTGATGAGTCAATGGAACGTTTGGCAAGGATAATGAATGACAGCCCAAGCATTGTAAAACTTCACGGTACGGAGTGGCGTATTAAAGGATTGAAGCCCGGTGTTCAATGGCTTATAGCCGAACAAGCGTGTCAGATTGTGAAGGGAGAGAAGTTAAGTATGGGAGATGTTATCAAAGAGTTCTCGGTAAATCTACCGGCAGTTGCACACGTGATAACGCTTGCACTTCTCAATGACAGGGACAGGATATTCTCTGATTATGAGAAAAAAGAACTATCAGATGACTACCACAAGGTCTTTGACCTTTTGATGTGGAGAGATTACGACATAAAGGACTGGGCATTATTGCTTGGTGAAATCCTTAACCTCATAAGCACGGATTTTTTTTTCGAGAGTACCAATGTGATTCAGACCGTGAGGGAAATGACTTTGACGAGGAAGACGAAGAAAACGGAACAAAACTGATAATATCCCGTACAGAGTGGGGGCAGATGATTGATTTTCTGCGCTCCAACACTTGGTGCTCTCGTGACGAATATTTATGGGGAATGACGGTTGGACAGATCCGGTTAAGCTCGTTTGATTTTTCCCATGTAGAATACGGAAACAAGGACAAGAAAAAAAAGAAGGTCAGCAAAATAGGAAGTGTTGACGATTTGAAGAACTTGAATGATTTGGGTATGCCCATAATTAATAAAAAAGGATAACGATATGGCAAATAACGAAGCAGGAGCTTTCCTCAACATAACCCCTGATGTATTAAAGAAGTTGGATAGTTTCGATGAGAAGCTAGAGAAGATAGAGAAGCACGCCCATACAGCAGCAGATGCATTGAAAAACGGGTTTGGCAGTGTGGTAATGGATACGAGTAAATTGGAAAGTGTGATTACTTCGTTAGCCAAAAAGATAGATGCTATAAAAGGTAATCCATTTGAAGGAGCAGGGAAAGGTGCGGAAGAGACTACAAGAAAGACTACTTCTCTGAACGAAAGCCTTTCACGTGCGGCAGATTTGCTAAACAGAATAGGAAACAATAAAATCGGAGAAGGTTCATTTGCTAACTTTAATATATCCGGATTGAAGCAGGGATATTCGGATTTGAAAAAATACGTTGAGAACATGGACTTGTCAAAGCCGCAACAAAAGGCTGCGGTAGAAGCCATGCGCTACATGAAGATGGAGCTTGACGAGCAACGAAAGACGGACGAGCAACGTGCCCAATCTAAAGAAAAAGAGACGGAAAGAAGAATAGCTGCTGACAGACGTGCTTATAAGGCTTCGGCAGATTTGGCAAAAGCACAAAACTACAAACAGAATACAACCGCACAGGGTGCGCTTGACTTTTCTAAAACAGCAAATACACTTCAACGGCAAATCACGGCAATAGAGTACCTAAAAAAAGCTCGTTTATCTTTGAATACTACCGATGCCAACTATAAAAGCACACTTGAACAGATAAACCAAGCCATCGCAAAACACAACCAAGCATTGACGGAAGCAGGAGTCAAATCACAGCAGCTTGCCACACGCCATCGCAACCTGATGGATACAGCCGGGCAATTAAGCCGTCAGCTTGCTTTGTTGTTCTCCGTGTCACAGATTGAAGGGTATATCAGCAAGTTGGCAAAAGTGCGCGGTGAATTTGAATTGCAGCAGCGTTCGTTACAAGCAATCTTACAAAATAAATCACAGGCAGACCAAATTTTCAACAAGACTGTCCAACTTGCCGTAAAGTCGCCATTTCAAATTAAGGAATTGGTTACATTCACAAAACAGCTTGCAGCATACCGTATTGAGAGCGACAAGTTATATGATACGACAAAACGACTTGCCGATGTATCTGCTGGTTTAGGTGTGGATATGGGCAGACTTATCCTTGCTTATGGGCAGGTCAAAGCGGCAGCATATTTGCGTGGTACAGAAGTTCGTCAGTTTACGGAAGCAGGTATCAATATGTATGGGGAGCTTCAAAAGTTGTTCAAAACAAGAGACCAAGCAGATTATACCACGGCACAGATTGTAGATATGATTTCCAAACGTAAGGTTACATTTGAGGATGTTGAACAAGTGTTTGAAAACTTGACTTCCAAAGAGGGTATTTTCTACAATATGCAAGAAATCCAAGCTGAAACTTTACAAGGTAAAATTTCCAACTTGAAGGACAGTATTGATGTGATGCTTAACTCCATCGGAAAGGCAAACGAAGACACCCTGAAAGGCGCGATTGATACCGTAAAAGTATTGATTGATAATTGGGAAACAGTAGTCAATATAGCGAAAGCGTTTGCCCCGGTAATCGCATCCATGGGCATCACCGTATGGGCTAAAAAAATAGGAGTGGCAAATGGAACGATTGGGTTATTTTCAGTAGGTCTTGGCAAAGCAGGCAATGCAATAAAGGCATTCGGGGCAACATTTAAGGCTTCATTGCCATTGGTCGCAATAACAGCAGCTATTGGTATTGTCACAGAATTTATAAGCACTATAAAAGAGTACAATAAGGCAATAGCAGAAAGCACGAACAAATATTTCGAGGCTAAAATACGCATATCGACAATAACTGACGAATCAGAATCAGATATAAAAAAATCTCTTGACAAGCTCGTTCAAGAAATGAACAACGAAGGCTTTGACATTAAAGTTGGAGTTAATTTTTCAGAAGAAGAGGCCAAAGAAACATTCAAAAATTATCTTTTAGAATATGAGGCTTTTCTTAATGAGCAGCGGATAATGGAAGCCAAATACGCCAAAAATAAATCCAAATGGATTGTAGATGATATAGATGAAGATAGCGAACAATACACATTTTCTATTGGCGAGTTTATACTTCAAGGTGAAGAGTTGAAAGCAATAATGATGCAACTTGCAACCGAAGAGAATAATCTTTCAGCTGAACACAGGAAAGCACTTGAAGAACTATCAAAAGGACCCAAAAAGGGAGAGGATTTGCTTACTTATACTAAAAGGATGAAAGATGAAGTTGCAGGAATGTGGCCTTATCTAAGTAACGCATTCAATAGTATGAGGCTTGGTAATGGTATGTACACCCAAGAAGTCATGAAAGCACGAAACAGCCTTACAGAACTTTTCGCATTGTCTAAAAAATACATAGAGAATGAGAAAGAAATGATTTCTGAATTAGAGTCTGTTTATGGTTCTGTTGATAAATACAAGACAGAAGCGGAAAAGAAAAGACTTAAAATCCGGATAGATAAATCGGAATTAGATGCTGTCACGAAAGATTTGGCATACAAGCATTTCGGAATCAATATCAGCATTAACCAAGATTCAGTCGAGAAAGAAACAAGTTGGTTGGATAGCTACCTTAAGACGTTTTTTGAAAAGAAAACGTATAAAATCAATCTTAACATGACACAGCCGATAGATGCGAAAGTGCCATTTGAGGATTTTATAAAAAAAGGCAATGAAGCGTCAAAGGCGGCAAAATCATGGGAAGAGGTTGAAAAACGTATAGCTGCTATTGGAAAGAACGTAAAACAAATAGAAGCTGATTCAAAAATAGCAAATTTCCTTAATTCGCAAAATCCTGTTCTTAATATTAAGAGCGGAGATATGGTTGACGTTAAACTCATACTTGAAACTATATCTGAATACAAGAAAACGCAAGTTGATTTATCCAACGCTCTTGGCGTTAACCCATTTGAAAATAAAGGTTCAAAAGCCGAACGTGACATTTGGACAGAGCGTATCTCTGTCCTAAAAGAAATGCAGTCACGCTATGAGAAACTGAATCAGCTTATGGGAGAGAATGCCGCTATCGAGCAAACTCTATCCGCTTTCAAACCAGCTTTGGAATTTACAGGTATGGATAAAATGAATATTCTGCCCACCAAAGAAGGTATGATTAAGGCGTATGAAGAACTCCTTAAAGATGTAACAGACAGCAAGAAAATCACTGAACTTAAAAAGATTATTGCAGAGCTGAAAATAGAGATTCAGCAAGAAGATTTAAAGAATCAGCTTGAAACTACAAAAAAGAACATTGAAGACCTTTTCAATGGCTTGGACTTGCACAAGAAACTGAAAAATGCAGGACTTTCCGAAGCGGAGGTACAACAGTTGTTTCCCGGACTTGCAAAGACGTTGGATGATGTAGAAAAAGGGATACGTGATGAATATGAAGCCAAACGTGATAAAAATGGACAGTTAAGTAAGGCAGACCAAAAGGGTTACGATGAAGCACTTAAAAAGCTGGGCCAACAGCGTGATAAGGAAAGCACAGACCTTACTATTAGAATTCTCAAGGATTATAAAACACAACTTTCAGAACAATTACAGCTTGATAAGTGGTATTACGAAGAAAAGGCAAATATAGCAAAAGCAACCCTTACAGATGAGCAGAGAGCGCAAGCTGAATCCAACCTTAAAAAAAAGTACGATAAGAAGACAGATGAAAATACTTGGAAGGCGTTTCAAAATACAGACGAATACATCAAGCTATTTGAAAATCTTGACTATTCTTCAACGGCAGCTATTGATAGTATTCTCGAGAAATTAGAGAAATTTAGAAGGTCTCTCAAAAGTTTGCCGCCAGAACAGTTGAAAACAATAATTGAACAGCTTGAGAAGCTGAAAGGTGAAAAACTAGACAGAAACCCTATCAAGGGAATTGTTGAAGCTTTTAAAGACTTGAAAAATGCAAAACCAGAAGATAAGCAAAAAGCTATAGCAGACCTCGGTGCAGCATTTGAAAAAAATGCAGAAAAAATAGATAAATTCAATTCTGCTTTTGGAGAAGTTTCTTCTATGCTTTCATCTTTCGGTGTTGATGTGCCAGAAGAAATTTCTGAATCATTAAATGGAATGTCTCAAGCTTTCAGTGGTGCAGGAGAATTTGCATCATCTTATGCTACAGGTAATGTTTTGGGTATGGTTACAGGTGGAATGAAAACTATTGCCGGAATAGGAAATACCATCGGTAGCATATTCGGCATTGGCAATAAGAACAAGAAGAAAGAACGTGAAATCCAACGGCAAATAAAGAATATAGAATCACTTGGTAGGGCATACGATGAGTTAAAGGAGAAGATGGAAGCCGCTTGGAGTGCAGATGATCTTCGTACACAAACCAAAGATACAATAGCCAATTTAGACCAACAGATTGAATCATATGAAAATATGATTAATTCAGAAGAGGCAAAGAAAGATTCTGATAGAGGACGTATTGATGAATGGAATGATGCTATAAATGAACTGAAAAAGACAAGACAAGAAATTTTAGACCAACAGAAATTAGAATTAGGAGGTATAGGTGGGGAGTCAGAATATAAGGATGCCGCCTCTTCATTTGTTCAAGCATGGATGGATGCTTTCAATGAAACAGAAGATGGACTAAAAGCCCTTAATGAAAACTTTGATAGTTTTATTGAAAATCTTATCGTCAAACAAGCTACAATGAGACTTGCGCAAGGGCGTTTGAAGGAGCTGTTTGAGAAAATAGATGAATCCGTTACAGAGGGGAGCGTAGGAGGGATTAACCTCACTAAAGAAGAGCTTGCAAACATCCAGGCTCTTGGAGAAAGCGCATTGAAAGGATTAAATGAAGATTTGCTTGCGCTTATGGAAACATTAGGATACAAAGGCACAAGTGTAGGGCAGAAATCTGAATTGTCGGCACTTCAACAAGGAATACAAGGTGTATCAGAAACCACAGCAGAAGCTCTTGAAGCATTACTTAATTCGGCACTATAAAATATTTTGTGTAAATGTAAAATACGGGATTCAGTATGGGTTCCGTATTTTTTATTTAATAGCTTTG